GCAAGAGCTGGATATTCAGATGCTCTGTTAATCTTGTATTGATCTGGGTCTGTCCAAGCATTAACTTGTGTCCAGTTAATAGTAACATTATTTCCGTTTTCATCTTTTGCAACAATATCGTTTTGTGTGTTTCCATTAATTGTAATTACATTAGTATGTATTGCTCTGATTGCTTTATGATAATCCATATTAAGCTCCTATTTCCATTACTGTTATTGTTGATGATGACCTAGTATAAACATCATTATCACTATCTGTAGCCATTCTATTTACATAAGAAGCGGCATTTGGATAAATTTGAATTTTATAAGTAATTTGTGAAGTTGTTGATGGAGAATCTAAAAGATTAAAACTTACAACATTTGCATCATTTGCATCATTAAAATCTGCCGCATTAGATGATATTCTACTACCAGCAGTATCGCCAACTCCAACAACTGTTGCATCTCTTAATAGTCTAAAGTGTGCTGTATTAGCAGTAGATGTACTAACACAACCTAAATTCACCATAACAAATATTTTATTTGATGCTGAAGTAGGTGTTATATTAACACTCATACCAGTTACATCTTCAAAAGAGTTTGTTCCAGATGTAGAAAATGTATCTGTTTTAAGAGTTTGAACAACTTGTAAAACTTTACCCATACCCGTCATCGTAACACCAGAAGGTATACTAACCGTCTCCCCACTTTGACCTAGCGTAATGGTTCCTGTTCCAGAGGAAGTTTGTATGTTTGATACTTTTAAAGTTCCGTTTGCCATAATAATTCCTTATTCTATAATTTTAAATGCGTAAAAATAACAAGGATAATTTTCTGCTTGAACAGTAAACCCACTGTCATATCCATAAACTTTTACTGTAAAATAATCTGTTCCATTTGCTTCTGCAATTCCAGTTCCGTTAAACCAACTTGGTGCACCATTTTCATAAATACTTGAGCTAGAATAAATACCACTTCCTGCTACTGTGTTGCCTGTATCATTTTTTCTAATTCTTCCAACAAATTGTCTTAAAGATGCACTTGAAGGTATAATAGCAACATTAAAACCAATTAAATATGTACCAGCACTTGGTGTGAATTTATAAGTTGATGTGTCATATTTGCTATCGCTATCAATATATTCTGTATTAAATTGAACAACTGTATCTGTATTACTTGATATAGATTGACTTGAACCTAATTTAGCAAAAAAAGCTGGAGTGTTAGTTCCACCAAATCCAGATTGAGTACCGTTATTTGTAATTGTTACTCCTGATGGAATGGTAATATCCGTTGCATTGGTACCTCCTAAAGTCAGGTTCGTGCTTCCTGAAATTGTATCAATTGTGTTTGTCTCTAATTTACTCATTATAAAATTACAAATGTACTCCCTGATGGTATCGTGATCGTTCCTGATATCGTTACAGGACCCACTAACGCTCCATTGTTAGAACCTGTCATAGAAATATCTGACCACGTTTGATTGTTCTTTACAAAAAAAGTTGAACCTAAACTTGATGCGTTCACGGTTGCATCGGTCGGCGTTCCAATGTCAAAGACATCTCCAAGCACGGTTCCGAAAAACGTATCGGATGCACTTGGGTTTGAGGTGAAAGTAATCGTGGAACCCGTTACGACATAGGCCGTTTGAGGTTCCTGGATCACTCCCGAAATAGACACAATTAAATTGGCTTCGTTACCTGGAGATATAGCACTGCCGTTCACCGTTAAGTTAAACGGACCTGGTGTTGATCCAGTGAATGAACCACTGATATCATCAAGTATACTATATCGCCCCGACTGCGGAGCTTTGCCTACATAAGCCAATGTTTATCTCCTTATTCCGTTGGTATCGGGTTTGCAGTTTTAACAGCCGCAACATGATCTTTCCATGTTGTTGTACCATCGACATTGTCGTGATACTGCATGTCTAACTGAGCACCGATATCGCCATAAGCTGCTTTTCTTGTAGCTCTGACTGCGCTTTGTCTCTCTTCAAGATCCGCTGCCGTGTCATAGCTTGCTAGCTGTGCATCGGTCGGCTTTGCAATGCTCAAGTTCCATTCTTTAATGTAAGGACCTGATCCGTCGTCTTGAAGCAAAACATCACTTAAAAAATCTACAGAATCAACAGAATTTGCTGCTGCATATTTTTTGATTTTAGTTGATAGTTGTGCCATATTTATTTCCTCCTTATATCTTTTACTCTGGTTTTGTTGGAAATTCAACTGCTTTGACTTGGTCTACAGTTGTCAATCCATTGGTTAAATCTCTTAAATTCGTTCTATATGTGGTCCAAGCAGCGGGGATGCTGGTTCCAGCTTCAAGGTTTTTAGTTACAATGTAATCTGTTTCAGCTAATAAAGCATTTCTCTTTGTTCTTAATCTATTCATTGCTCTGTCAAATGCTTTAGCGTTCCAAGCTGTTTCTTCTGCTTGTCTTGCTGTAATTTCTTCAGCAGTTAAATTTACTCTAATTCCATTAATTAATTTTGTACTCATTATTTTGCCATTCCGTAAAGTGTAAATTCACCAGTTGAAATATTTCCTGATGACATTTGAAATTTTAATTGATTGATTGCAACATCTGTTTGTATAGCATATCCTGTGTCCCAAGTATAATCATCTACTTGGTGTTTTGATGTATATGTACAATTACCAAATTTATTTGCAGTACCACTGCCTCCAGTATCATTTGCTCCAAAAAACCAAAATTCAAATGAACCATTACCATCATTACCTACATCTGTTCCCATTTGAACAGCACCAGCAATAGTATTTTGTTCTGCACCTGAAGTTGCAGCATTTGTAATTCTAGCATAAGTTCTTCCAGAAAAAGCATCGGTTGTTATATAACTAGAACCACCATCTTCAGAAAAATACATATAAGGTTCTGCCCCGTCTGTTACTGGTCTAACTTTATGGCCAATTAATAAATAATTATCATAAGTTGATGATAAATCAAAAGAAACACTAGCATCACTACTAGCTGATGCTGAAGAAAGTTTTATTAAACTTCCACCTACACCAGCAGGTAATGCTGTAACCGCACCCAAAGATGCATTGGCCACGTTACCTTGAGGTATTGTACCGTCTAAAAAGTTTGCTACATCTATTTTACTTAATGCCATGTTATGCTCCTATTAATTTGTAACCACCAATAATTGGTTTTGTATCATTAGTAGTTGTGCCTGTACTACTGATTGATGACTCTATACTAAAATCTACATAATCAGTTGAGCCGTTTAATTCTACGATTGCTGAAATGGTTAAAGTTATTTGAGTTCCGTTTGCAGAGTTTCTTCCGTCATAAACATTTTCTTTTACATTTGAACCATTTTTTCTAATTCGCAAATAAACAAGTCCATCTAGTCTATCAAAACTTCCATTATAAGTATTAAAACAAGTTGCAGAATATATATAATATTTACCAGCTACTTGAGGAGTAAAGTATCCTGTTGAAGTATCATAAGCACTATCTGTATCTAAATTTTCTGTATCAGCAACTACTGCTGTATTTGTGCTTGTACTTAAACTTAATGTCGTTGTTCTTACAGCTTCAAAAGCTGGAGTATTCTTCAACGCAGAATTATTCAAAGTCAAATTACCACTGCCATCACTCGTCATGATGTCATTGCCGTTAAAGTCCTGGTATTTATCTACTTTTAATATTCCTGCCATTAATCTAATTTCACTCCTGTAAAGTTACATTGTCTGTATCCACCACTACTGTCCCCACCAACAAATTCAGGTGAAGTACCAACGGCAAAACCATATAATTCAAAATAATCGTTTTCAGCAACAGTAATTACAGACCTTATTGTACCTGTTCTATGTCTGCCACCAGAAGCAGTTCCACCATCTTCATAAAAATAAGTTCCAAAATCAAGTGAACCATTTTTATAAACCATAAGTCTGAATTTATACATATCATTTGCGCTTACAAAAACAGAAATTTGACCTTGAAACAACCAATCTCCTGCATCATCAGCAGTTGCTGTAAATTTTTGTGTAGAAGTGTCATAACTTGTATGTGATTGTACTTCGTTACTAATTAAAGTTAATTTAGTATTTGCGTTTGAAGTGAAGGATTGATTTGTTGTTCCTGAATATCCATGAAAATATCTTGCTGCATTGTTGGTAATCGTAACACCTGAAGGAATTGTAATGGTCTCGCCTGATTGACCAAGAGTCAAGGTTCCTGAACCAGTGATCGTTTCTATGTTTGTTGTTTTAATGGTTCCCATAATTTAATTTCCTTAATCTATTAATTTACTCATATAAAAATGACATGCTTCATTTGAACCTTCAATATTTTGGTTACTACCTTGTTGATGATAAATATATATTTCTACATAATCACCTACAGATAAACTTCTTATATTGCTTACGCTTTGACTGTTTTGATTAAAATTTGATGTTCTTGCAAAAGAAACTAAAGAACCATTAACATAGATAGCAACATTTATTTTGTCAAAATCTGTACTAGAAGTCATCATTATTTGACCATGTATAAAATATTTTCCAGCTTCACCACTTGGTACTGTAAACCTATAATTTGTTGAATTATCATAAGCATTATCAGTATCAAATAATTCAGTGTCAAATTGAACTTTAGTATATGAAGCAGTACCTATGGTTTGATTTGAACTTAGATGAGCATAAAACGCTGGAGTGTTAACAGCCATAGTTTGACTTGCACCACTCGCTAATGCAACCGTCTCACCACTAGCACCCAAAGTAATCGTACCCGATCCTTGTGAACTTTGATGGACTATTTCATCTACAAATAATTTACTCATTATACTACCGTTAATGTTCCGTTGACAACCACTGTCCCTGTAAAGGCCGCTGGACCACAGACCATCATATTGTCTGTTGCACCCACGGTAATATCAGATGATATGGTTGCTTTGTTTTCATATCCACCATTGATGGATTTAATCATTCCAAATTCAATTGAGTTTTCTCCAGGAACTTGTTCACCTAAAGACTTTCCAATGTATACGACATAAATATTATTTGTTCCTGTTGGAGGCGCAGCTGTAAAACTTAAAGTTGTGCCACCTGATACTGTGTAAGCAGAGTGAGGATCCTGACGGACATTTCCGACAAACACTTCAATCTCATTTGTGTTTCCAACAGTTTGTGAAAGTGTAAAATTTGTTTCTGAATTATCACCAGAGAACTGCGAAGAGTTCATGGTTAGAAGGTTACCTTTGGGTGAATTTCCTAAATACGCCATTTAACCTCCTATGTACTTATATCATCTACAGCGCCGACAATAGTATCTAATGAACTTGCAGTGTCAGAAACAACATAAAGTTGATCACCTGAAGCAAGAACAACCTTTGATCCTCCATCAATTAATTCTAATGAACCACCTGATACGATCGGTGCATTTTTAATTAAATAATAATCTGTAGCACTTCTTTTAATATAAGCATCAACTTGAATAGTTGAAGTTGTTGTGTTGGCCAGTCTAATACTAATCAAAGTATCAAAACTATCTGCAGCTCCGCCTAAAGCATCAACTGGAGAAGTCCCTGTGTCTTTGGTTAAATAATTTCTGAAATTTTGTGCCATAATTTAATCCTTATACTATAATGCAATACTCATTGCAATGACAAAGCCATTGCTGGGTACCCCTGATACGACGTCTGACGCATCTTTAAATACTGCCTTACTTGCAGGCAATGTACAAAACACGTCTTTTGTACCTGCTGAAAAGTTAACTGCGCTATCAGAATTAGATGAAGAGATAATAGTATCTCTTGATAAAGCTCCAGCACTTACTGTGCCAAGACCGACTTCAAATTCAGATCCACCTTGTAGCGCAATTGCATAATACGTTGTATTGGTATTACCGATTGCAGATGAAAATGTTTCAAAGCCTGTTACAGCTCCATCCAATGTAAAAGATCCTGTACCCGTTGTGGTACTCGTCTCCTTTACTCTGTCATTTAATACTAATGCCATTGTAAACTCCTATTAACTATTATGCGTCGCCAAGTCTAATAATAGCATTAGATGAATCAGCAGTTGGAAACTGAATAACGAAATCTCCGTTAGTTGCAGTTTTTGTGCCGCCGAAATCTAAAACTAATACTGCTTCATTAGAAGTGCCTTTATAAATCAAAGCCCCTACTGCTGACAAAGTTACAGATGAAAAAGTTAAATCTGCAAAGTCAACATAAGCGATGTTTGATCCCACTGCTACACCGTTGTTCGTTAAAGTATTTCCACCCGCTGTATAGTTTGTACCAGATGAAGAAACTTCATTAGTAGTTGTATAAGCTGTAGTTGAAGTACTGAAACCAGATATGTCAGTGTAGAGTGCAAGTTTGAAAGTTGATCCACCAGAATCAAAATCAAACACACCACCTAATAGGTCTGTTTTAAAAGAGTCAGGTACTATATTAGCCATTTATTTTTCTCCTTATTAGTATTCTGATGGTGATTTTGAAGTCATAGTAGATCGAATAACACCATCTTCATATTCGTCCCTGCGTCTTCTACCTTGTTGTTCGATAGAGTACGATTGAGCTGCTTTTGAATAAGCCTGTTCATAGTATTGTAGCATATCTGCAGGCCCTTTCAAGTATGCATATGTATTTACCAAAGATGCATACAAAAGTAAATCTTGATATTTATTTGACGTATAAGTTCCCTGAGTTGAACCAGGACTCGCTGTAATACTTGCCGGTTGTTTAGTATAAGCCAAAGTAATCAAATAAGTTGAATCTGGCGTAGGAGCCACAACCCAATAATTAGCGTCCCAATTACCATAATATTTAGGTAATCCAGAACTTGTCCCTGGAGTATCATAATATTCTGCCATAAATGATGTATCTCTTTTTTCTAGAAATACTTGA